ATATCAGAACTGATTGCTGCTAATGTACCAATATCTGTACTATCACCAGCAACTGTAGTAACATTAGAGGATATGCCTGCTACAGTAGTAACGTTTGCGGATATTCCAGCTACTGTCGTTACATTTGCATTGTTTCCAGCGACAGTATTTATGTTAGATGCATTTGTATTAACTGCATTAATGTTGGTTTGATTATTTGCAACAGCATTTATATTAGTGCTATTGCTGGCAACTGCATTTATATTTGTAGCATTTCCGGCAACAGAATTAACATTTGCTATATCGCCTGCAACTGTATTTACGTTTGCAATATTTGTAGAAACTGTACCAATGTCTGTTGCATCGCTAGCAACAGCGGTAACATCTGATTGAATGCCTGCTACAGTGGTGACACTACTTGAAATGCCAGCCACAGTAGTAACATTAGCGTTAATTCCAGCCACCGTTGTGACATTGGCAGATATCCCAGCTACTGTGTTAATATTTGCTACATTCGAACTAACAGTGCCAACGCTGGCTATGGTTGGGCCAACTTCAGGTAAACCGCTTGTCTCATTAAATGCTAAGGTTGTTCCTTTTCTTGTATCAAGATTAGGTAAAGTAAGAGAAGCTGCTGTGTCAGAATCAGCCAACTTCATAGTTCTACCAACTTTTGTTTCAAGTTCTTGCTCAATAGCAAAAATCTTGTCTAACTCAGTATTTAAAGCAGATACATTAAAGGGGCCAGATGTAGGAAAATCTGTTGTTCTTACTACAGCAATATCACGGAATATAGTAAATTTAGTACCACTAGCATAAGTGTCACCAACAGTAACATGCCCACCAGAGAAACCATCATCAACAGAAACCCCTGTAACAGCAAAAGTTCCTGTGCCAGTTCCTCTAGTAAGCGTAGTATCCACCCCAGCTGAACTGGTAACAATAACATTGATGTCATCCAGACCAAAGAAAGGAAAGTCAATAGTAAGCTGTGTCGTATTTGCAGTAGCTGCCTGCGTATACTGAACTCGAGCGTCATTGTCTGCTATCGATATAGTAGCCATAGCCTATTCTATCTCCTGTTATCTGCCTGTTGTCTATTCACATTAGTTAATTCCATAAGCTCTATCTACTAAACTTCCAAATACAGGCAAACTTGCTCCTGGGGTTACAAACTTAAGGCTTTCCATAGTTTTTTGGTCAACATTTCCACCTAAAAAGTCTCTGGATATTTCAGCAATATTAACTAAATTACTGCCAGCAGGTCCAAATGCAGCCCCCATTTTTGCACCAAATGGCATCGGCACAGGTCTTTCTCCAAGTAAAGGAGCTAAGCCAAGGTTGTTGTTTGAAAACTTTTCAATAATATTTATTGGCTCCATAAACCACCCAGTAATGCCTGAACGCTCTATGGCATTTACTAACTTCTGGTCAAAACTTTCTTTTTTATCAATGCCATATTGCAATCTCTTAATTTCATTTACCATCGCACCAAGACCTACAAGAAGAAAAGCACCTTGCCAGAATGCTTGGTCTCTTTCCTGCAAACCAGAAATAAGAAGCCTTGTTGTTGCAGCTTGTCCATAAGATTTAAACTGAGTTATTAATGAACCTAGCTCAGTAGATGTCCATAAAGCTCTGTCACCAGCCCCAGGTGTTACAATTATTCTGTTTACTTGCTGATTAAGTGCTGCTCTATACGTTAATCTTGCTTGTTGGTTTGTCCACAAATCAGTGTTAGGCATCCAGAATCCATCTACTTGTTCGCCAAACTCTGTGATCATTTCTTGCATTTGGCGATGCATAGACTCGTCAATACCATTTACAAGAAACTTTTCTTTATCTCTTTTGCTGAGAGAACGCCAAGGTTTCATAATAGCATCTGACATTCTGAGAGAAGTCACATTTCCAGAAAATTCTTTTAGAAACTGATTCCACATATTTAAGCCGTTAATCATAAACATAACGCCAGTGCTACCATTGACTATACGTTCTAAAGCCATTCTATTTCCAAAAACATCTCCAACATCAGCAAAAGCAGCAGCTCTCAAACCCAGTGAAGCATCTGCTGCTACACCAGCCATTCTTAGTTCTTTTGTTTTAAGCTTCCTAAGTAAGTCTGCGTTTTGTCTAAAAGAATTACGAAGACCATAATGCCAAGTGTTTTTGAAACCTTCTACCATTACAATCCTAGCTAAATCTGGGATTGAAGATATTGTAGCACCACCCATACCTACAAGAACATTGAAAGATTTCATACTTCTAACAAAACGACTTGACATAGCATGAGGGTCTTTAGCCGCACCATAAGTTCCACGAAGTCTATCACGAAGACCACGAATATCTTTAATGGTGCTAATCATTTCTTTTCTAAGAGATTCTTTCTTTACAGCGTCTGTTGTGTTGTCCATTAAACGTGTAAATTCATCTTCAACAGATTTAATAACTCCACGCATATCTACAGAGCCAAATGCTTTATGTATCTCTACATCAATACCCATTTGCTTTGTGTGATGGCGTATCAATACCTCAATATCTCTTTCTAAGAAATCTTCTATAAGATCATCAGGTATTTCAAACTCACGCATTCTGGCAGAGTTGGCAATACTTACGTCTTCAAACATTCCATCTATTTCATCCGCAGCCTGATATGGCTTGGAGCGTGTAATAGAATCGAACATATCGTCTACATATTGGTCCAAATCTCTGCCAACAAGATTAAGTTCACCCGCTCCCCATTGCCTTATAATTGTTCTAAATCTTTCAGGCTCTGCCATAATTCTATCTATGCGGTAGATTCTATTAAGGTAGCTTTCTGCTGTATTTGTAAATAAACCTTCAGTTCTAATTTTTTCTAATCTAGCTTCTAATACAGCAATACGTTCTACTTGGCCTAAAGCTTTTGCTTTTGTAAGAGCAGACAAAATTTGTCTTTCAAATAAACCAGCATTTTTAGCTGCATTACCTATAAAATCATAGTGTCTTCTTGCGCTTTTTGCTGCTGCCTCTACATAAGGGGTCATTGCATCTTGTACAGAATCACGACCTCCTCTGGTCATTGCTTTACCAACTCTGACTCTAAACTCATAATTTGTTATTCTGCCGCTTGCCCTGTTAAAGAAATCCTTTCCCTGTTGATACATTACTTGGGCTGAGCGTCTTATATCGCCTTCTGCTGCTACAACACCTCTAGCAGCAAGAAACTGTTCATCTATTTCCCTAAGAGCTTGCACAAGTCCGCTTATGTAAGTTGAGTTAAATTTACTCTCTACAGAAACAGTTTGTGCAATACCTTTATCTACCTTCTTTTGTATCAAACCACCAAGGTCTACCATTTCAGAAGCCAACGCTCTAACAAAAGGATTACTAGATTTGAGCATTCTTAAAACAGGGTTGTAGGGTATTTTTTCTGCTTTTATACCAGTCTCCCTAAGAGCATCATCTTCAATAAATTGGTAGGCTTGAGTCCTAAGAGTCTCTGGATTTACCGCAGCTCCACCAGACTTGTAATAGCCACCACCACCAAATGCTTCTTCTGCTCTTGCATCTCTGTAGGCTCTTCTTAGTTCAATCCCTTGTGCTATTCTATTTCCAAAAGCACTGTTTACACTACCGCCTATAAGCATAGACAATCCAATAGCAAGCATTGCATGACTGCTATCGTGGTCTTCTTTGGCTGCTGTAAGTAAAGCTTGTTCACCACCAATTACTGCACCACTAAAAGCACCGCCAGATATAAATCTATTCAAAGCAGATGTAGATTTCATATATTTTAATGGAGCTACAGGAGCGGCAGTTGAAGGACTTGTAAGCGCAGCTACTATCTGATGACCTGTAGAAAAAGAATTTTGTAGTATAGTTTGGTCTTCAAATTCCTGATGAAGTTTTTCTAATCTTTTTATTGTTTCAGCTTCGCTAGTGCTGTCGTAAAACCTCCACATAGAGTCAGGGTGCTTTTTTAATCTAGGGTCAGAAAAAGGGTCATAACTTGGGTCATCATCAATCCCAGCCATAAAACTAGACACGACATCACGCAAAGCCAAAACAGGATTTAATTGTCTAAAAGCAGCACCATATACTTCACTTGTGTTGTCTGTAAACAATACAGGAGCAGCTGTCCCAAATTGCTCTCTCGTTATTGCTTGAGTTATTGGACCAGCAAATTCTATATCTTGTTGTATTAATTTATTTACATCAGCAATATTCATGTCTTGCTGTTGAACTGGAGGAGGCTGAGGTCTATTTACTTTACTGATTCTGCCTCCCTCTACATCAAAATCTGCAACGGTATTATTGCCAGTAATATCAACAGGAACAGAAACTTCCTGAGATGCAGAAGCATCAGGAACTGTTTCGGCATGAGGACTAATAGTAGGCTCTACTGGCTCAACGCTTGAGGTAACAGGAGTAG